TTAATTCAATATTATTAATGTTAAATGGTGTAGATATTTCATTATATCATGAAATTGAAAGTAAAATTATGTGTATTGATATTAAAGATTTAAATAATATGAGAAAAATAATAGAAATTCTACATGAAAAATCATGTGAATCATTTAATGCACCAAGTGTATTAAATTTATATATGAATTTACTAACCAAATTAATAAATGAAGGTAAATGGTATTATAAAATTGGAGATAAAATTACAGATTATATTTGTCCTAGAATTGTTGCTGTAAGTATTGCTCAAAAAAATTATTTAGAAACATTAGATACATTTATTGCAATAATAGAAAATTATAACAAGACATTAGATGAGGTATCATATTTTAAAGTTAAAAATCAAAAATTTATAGGTAATATGTTATATATTGGCAAATTATATAATAATAAAGTTATTTCTTTTGAAATAATCAATGGAATATGTAATGATATATTAACAAAAGTAAAAAATGATATTAAAAATGTAGATTTAATAGAATATTTAATAAATTTATTACAAATACTAGAAGAATATCCTAATATGAAAACAGTATTAAATAACTTAGATGAATTAAAAAGTACATTACCTGCAAGAATAAAATTTTTAATTATAAATTTTCTTGAAATGTATAATGAAAATAGTAAAAATATCAAATCTCAAACAATAATAGAAACAAATCAAAATAAAATAGTTAATAATGAAACATATACTAATTTAGTAACAGAATATATAATTAATAATTCCCATGAAGACTATTTTAATGCATTAAAAGACAGAGTAGATGGTGAATTTATACTTGCAATATTAAGAAAATATAATCCTAAATGTGAAGAGAAATTAATGGTATTAATTTCTAAAATGATAGAAAATAAGAAGATTAATAGACAATATATGTTAGATAAACTTGATGAATATGGAACAAATGGAGAAATATCTGATATAATGGAAGAGTGTCCAATTATAGTTAATTTTATAAAGAAATTGAAAGAATAAATGAAAAAGAATTGATTTAATTATTTTATATAAATAATTAAATAGATTAAAAACAATAAAAATGGAAAATATAACAAAAGAGAATAAACCATGGGTTGAAAAACACAGACCACAAAATTTAAAAGATATTGTACAGAATGATTTTATAATATCCAAATTAAATAACATGCTAAAAGACTCTTTTATACCACATATGCTAGTAGATGGACACGCAGGTGTTGGAAAAACAAGTGCAATAAAAGCATTTGTAAAAGAAGTATATCAAGAGTATTATCATCAATGTGTATTAGAATTAAATGCGTCTGATGATAGAGGATTAGATATAGTGCATGAAAAAATTATACCTTTTTGTAAAGGTATTGCATATAATTTACTAGGTGAAAAATTAAGAAAAGTTATTATTTTTGATGAAGCGGATAATTTAACAAAAAAAGCTCAAGAAATTATAAGTAATTTAATAAAAGAGTATTCTTTGATGACAAGATTTATTTTTATTTGTAATAATCGAGCAGATATTGATGAGAAAATTCAGTCAAGGTGTTTCCCTATATACTTCCCAAGCATTGGAAATAAAATACACAGTTGTTTAAAAAAAATTTTAGAAAAAGAGAAAATAACAATATCTAATAAAAAAATAGATGATATTGTTACATATTCAAATGGTGATATAAGATTAGCAATTAATTTGCTGCAGATTGCAACAATGTCTGATTACTCGTTAGAATCTATTTCATTATATACATTCAATCAATATTTAAATAATATTATTAATGGATTATTTAAATTAACATTTAAAGAAATTTATAATGAATATAATAATATAAAAAATATTGGTTTTGATGGTTATGATATTATACAATTTTTAATTAAAAAAGTATCAAATAGTGAAATTACAAATGAAATTCGTTTTCGTGCATTAGATATATTATATCAATCATTTATAATTATATCTGATGAAATTGAATCAGAATTACAAATTATTGCATGTTTAGGTAAATTATGTAAAAATTAGTTTATTTCTTTACTGTTTTACAAATATAATCTAACCAATATTCACCATAATTACAATTAGGATATTCATGGTGTATTAAATGATGATTACCTATAATAAATGAGCATCTATCATCATGGCGCATCATGCCCCTAATATTTAAAAATAGTAATATTAAACCTGTTTGAGTATAAGTGTATGATATAAATAAATACGGGATAAACATTCCTAAACCCTGAAAAGGTCCTTCTAATATATGTCCAACATATGTGTCTAAAAATTTAGGTTTAGTGTTTATGTGATGTTCTTTATGATATTTATACAAAAATTTAGTATGCAGTAATAAATGAGAAATATAAAACCATATATCATATGATAAAATAGAAAAACATATAGAATATAATAAATAAGGCATATTTATTATAATTTAATAATTTTATATAATATATATAATGAATGATTCACCTCTTAGTAGTTCAGAGTCTCCAAGTATAGCACCAAAAAAAATAGATTGGCAATTATGGTTAATGGTTGGAGGTAGTATAGTGCTTGTAATTGCTACTATTGTAGGTATTTTTATGATGATTCAACAAAAAATACCTCCTAAACCATCTACTAATCCACCGAATAATACACCTAGTAATGCACCTGCAACAGTACCACTTGCAAATCAATTTACATCTGATATTAATATTCCAACACAAAAAAGAAAAATATCACAACTTGATCTTGGTCTTTTTACTATAAATTATCCATCAATATTTTAATAAAAATATATAATATATTTTTATATTATATTAATAATGAAGATCATTATAATTATTTCAAGTATTTTAATTGCATTTACTGTTATTGGAATTATACATTATTTTACTAATTTTGAAACAATTGCATTAAATTTAAGTTCGCCTCCAAGTTCATCAAATCAATTTTTATATACACCACCAACAACAACAAATGAAACAACACAATCTGTAAGGTCAATATTTGGAATAAGAATAGATTCATCACCTGAACCTATACAAGATACAACAATAATATCAAATACGCCAGGAGTGTCTAATGCACCAAGATCAAATGCACCAGGAGTATCAAATACACCGGGAATATCAAATGTACCAAGATTAAATGCACCAGGAGTGTCTAATGCACCAGGAGTGTCTAATGCACCAGGAGTGTCAAATGCACCAACATCATATGCACCAATATCATCAGATATACCAGCATTCTATGCACCAACATCATATGCACCAATATCATCAGATACACCAACATCATATGCACCAGCATCAGAGGCACCCGCATCAGAGTCACCAGCATTAAAGGCACCAGCATTAGAGGCACCAGCATTAGATGCACCAGCATTAGATGCACCCGCATTAGATGCGCCAGCATTAGATGCGCCAGCATTAGATGTGCCAGCATCGTAGGCGCCAGTATTAGAAAAGCATTAATTAATGATAAATCAGGAGAGTTACCGTTCAGTCCTCAATAAATTAATCTAAAATAATGATACATTAAAATTAATTTTATTATTATTTTCATCATTTTCTATTTTTTCCTGTTTATTTTTCTTTTCTTGTTTAATTGGTTTTTCTATTTTTTCAAATTGTTCACCATTTATAATATAACCTCTTTCTTTATACAATTTTACTCTTTTATTACCTAAGCGTTTTACACTTTCTATTTCATCTATAATATCAATAATTTTTGGAGGAAATTCATAATCACCTGCTTGTTTTCTTAAAATACGTCCTACCGCTTGATTTACATCACCTTTTGGTGTAATCATGAATAATGTATCTAATGCAAGAATATCAAGACCTTCACTAGCCATTTCAAAGGTAGCGAATATCACACTTTTTTCACTTGCATCTTTTAATTCATTCTTTTTCATACCACCCATATAATAACCAATTTCTTCATTTAAAATTGGTTTTTGTTTAATAATTTCTTTTGAAATATAATTAAGATGTTCACGACGACCACCTAAGATTAAAAACTTACGTTCAGGTTCTTCCATTTTTAAATCTAATATTTCTTTAATAATTAATTGATTTCTTTCATCTATAGATACCAAATTATTTACTATAATTGGTAATAATACTTGACCACTTTTATTTTTTACATTTTTAAATTTATAATGTTTAATATCAAAAGAAATTGTTTTAACTTCTACTACATGATTTGTTGACGCTTTTTCTTGATATAACATTGAACCCGCATAATATTCAAATACTTTTTCTAATCCATCTTTTCTTTTTGGTGTTGCGGATAATCCTATCGTATAAACAGGTCTGATTTTATTGAAGATCTTAGAGAACTCTTTAGATGATATATGATGACATTCATCAAATATTACTAAATCGAATTGACTCATAATTTCATCACCGTAATCACGACTTAGTATAGATTGTAACATACCAATAACAACATCTTTATTATCTACATCAATTATTTTTTGTTGTAAGATACCAATTTTAGCATCAGAAAATAATTCGAATTTTTCTTTTGTTTGTTCTAAAAAGAATGTTTTATGAACGATAAATAATGTTTTTAATTTTAATTGGCATGCAAGTTTAACGGCAATAATAGTTTTTCCTCTACCAGTAGGAATACTAATTAAACCACCAAATTGATCTTTAATCTTAGGTATAACAGTATCCACAATAGTTTGTTGATAATCACGGAGAGATCCCTTAAAATTATAATCACGGTTATTTTCTATCTTAATTTGATTTTCATATTCATTTTTATCAAATTGAGTTATACCAAAAGAACGAGGTAATATTAGATGAGTATCAGTTTCTTGATACACAGAAAACGTGACAGGACCTGTTATAGAAAGATCAAATTCTGGGTTTACTAATGGAGTTACAGTTAATTTCTTTTGAATTTTTAATATATCTTTGAAAGTTTTAGGTAAATAAAATCCTTTACGAGATAAATACATTATATTATTACTTAATAACAAGTATTTAAAATAGGATAATATCAATTTTTTAATTTTGATATTAGTGTAGAAATTTTATATTTAATAAAAGTATGGATACATCTGTAAATAAAATGTTAGGAATATTAGAAAAGATTGATAATGGTATTGATAATTTATTAAATTATGAAATAGTATATTCTGTAATATTAATTATATTTATTATTGTTATAACATTTCCAGATATATTAGATATATTTAATGATATGTTACCAAATTCATTTAAAATATCTAATGTGATACCCAAATTATTATTTATTTTATGTATTATTTATTTATCAAGAAAAGATCTTAGAATTGCTATTTTTAGTAGTATAATTTTATTATTAATGATTGAAAAACAAAATATACGCGAATTAAATACTAAAATTGTTAATTTAATAAAAACAGATATAATTCAAGAAGAGCAAATAAATAAATTAAAAATTAATTCTCCATCTTCATAATTAATTATATTAGTAAATAATATGAGTAATTATAATAAATCATGTATTAATACACCAACTATATTACCCCCCGCAAATAGAATTATCGCAATTGGAGATGTACATGGGGATATGAAATTAGTACTTAATTGTCTACTAATCTCAAAAATAATTGAAAAAAGTAAAAAATCAAATAAATCAATAGTAGTAAATTTAAATAATAAACTTTCATATTATTGTTGGACTGGAAAAGATACAATTGTAGTTCAAATTGGTGATCAAAATGATGGATGTAGACCAAATAATTCAGATACATCATCTTGTAATGGAGATAATGACATTGCAGATGATATTCAGATATTAAAATTTTTTACAAAATTACATGAATTAGCAAAATTAGAAAATGGAGGAGTATATAGTTTATTAGGAAATCATGAACTAATGAATGTTGAAGGAAATTTTACATATACATCAAAAAAAAATATGGATATGTTTAAAGATTATGTTGATCCATATACTCAACAAACATTTTCAACACCATTTGCAGCGAGAACTCATGCATTTTCAAAAGGAAATGAATATGCATAT